ACCACTGGCGTCAAACGCGGTGGCAAGCGAGTCGCCGTCCAGGTTGGTGATCGTGTTGTCCGGAGCGTTAATCGTCTTATTCGTCAACGTCTGCGTGGCAGTGGTGCCCACAATGCTGGAACCAGCCGGCAGCCCATGCACTTGCGCGGTGGCGTCAATGTGCTCCTGGGGTTCGGACAGGTCGCGGGCGGTCACCCCATGAATGACCACGGTGCCGGAGTCGTGCGACTGGGCTGCGGTGCCATCCTGGCCTCGGGCAATGGTGAAAGTGCCACCTGACAGGTTGGTAACCGTGACAACCTCAGTGGAGCTGCCCTCGGGGTCCAGCACAAGCGAATATGGGAAGCTTGCCGGCAAACCTCCGGTGTCGTTGATCTGCATGCTGGTGTCGCCAGAGCCAAGGCTGTTAACTAGGGTGGTCTCAACCGTCGTATTAGAGTAGTTTCGGGCCATTAGCGCGTCCTGTGGGGTTGGATGGGATGCCGCAAAAGGATCTGCTGGCGTTCCTCTTCGAGGCGTTGACGGAAAAGCGCAAACATGTACCGGGAGGCGTCAGTGATGGCAGTGGGCGGCACAGCCTCAGACCTGGCATGGGATTCCACCGACTCAACCTGCAAACGGCTTGGCGCCGTGTAGGCCAACGACCGGGCCACTACACCAAGCACAATAACGTCACGGATTTCGTGGTCGTATCCGTAGTCGCCGAGGTCGTCGTCGATGTCCCACGTTGACTTCGGGGCCTTGCCGTACTTGGCCCGTACCCGGTTCTGCCCCGGCCACGTTGCAGAAATGACCTCCAACTCAAGTCCGGTGGTGGGCTTGTTCTGCCGCCAGCGCTCAACCGGCGCCCACATGCCAGATGGGCCGGGCCAATTCCACTCCACGCTGAGCACCTGGTAGGCGTCCGCGGGCAACTCGTAGTTCGTCTTCGCCGGGTTGATGTCCAGCTCGGTCTGTTCAACCGCAAACAAGCCAGGGAACACCTCACGCAGGACGTTCGCGGCCACCCCGGCAAGCCTGTGACGGGGGTACAGCGGTGACATGGTGACCTCTGCGCCGGTGGCATGGCTGGCAGCCGTAGAGCCTGACTGTGCCCGACCCCACGGTTCCACCACCGCAACACCGGTGGTCGCGTCAACCGAGGCCACGTACACCAACTCGTCCCCGATTTCCACCAGCCCACGGGAAATCAGCAGCTCGCCCGAAACCTGGAACGTCAAATCGTCGTCAGTGATCGGCATTGCAAGGCTGGTGCGCTGCTCCTGGCCACGGGTGTACGAGTGTAGAATGTCGCGGGCCTCTTCGGCAATGCTGCGCACCGTATACGGGGTTTCAACTGGCATTCAGGTCCACCCCTCCTAGCGGGTTGGCTGCGTCAAACGCCTTCCCCCTGATGTCGGACATGTCTAAGGCAAACCGGGTGGCGTTCATGTTTGTGCCACCGGGGCGCACACCCTGTTTACGTGCCCGCCGGTAGGCATCCAACTCACGCTCGTGCCGCTTGTTGGCCGTCTTGTCATGCCGGGCAGGATTCTTCTCAATGTGGCTACGGCAGTAACCCACGGAAAAGTTTTTGGCGCGGAGGCAGGCGCCAAAGGTTTGGTGCCCGCCTCCGCAAGTGCAGGTAGTCATGTTAGTTTGGGTCCACCGGGTCGAACTCGGCGGTAGCGGTTGCACCGCTACGAGTCGTCACAGTGATGTCGTAAGGCCCCTCGAAAACCTGGTATTCGTGGTCGAAGGTGTCCTCACCTGCGTCGATCGTCTCGTCATCGTCGTTGGTGTCGCCCCAGTCGATGTTTACCGGTTCCCCCGTGGCGGCGAAGTTCCCGGCCAGGGTGATAGTGAGGTCAACTGTGGCAGTGTCCGAGCCCTCTTCGGCCAGTAGGGTGGCAGTCACGTTGGACACCTCAACGGCGACCGAATACCCAACCGAATGCGTGGGAGGCGGGTCGAAGTACACGGCTGCCGGGAACGTGGTGTCCAGGTCGCCGACAGGGCCGCCAAACTGCCCCGTCCATAGGGTCGGTACCCCGCTGTCGGTTTCAGTGGCCTCGGAGGTGATGAAGCCTACATCCGGGCGGACCGACGTGTTGTCCTTCGACAGGGTGTTAACCGCCCCGGCGAAACATGCCACATGGACGCTATCAGGCAAGTCCAGCAGTCGTTGCAGAATGGCTGAGCTGTTCGTCTGCTCGGTTGCCGAACTGTCCACCGGGTCCAGGGCCAGACCGCCGCAGGCCAGAACCTGCCAGGTGAGGTCGCATGCCCCGGTCCAGTCAAGCTGCAAGTCGTCGCCGCCGGCAAGGGTCAGATGGTAGAGGGCCGACAGATATTCGGGACCGGTGACCGCTTCGTCTACGATGGTCCAGTCGCCGACATCCCCAAGGGTGATAGTCGGGTCTGTCCACACAACATGCAGGAACGCGTCATCGCCGGCGACCGCATCACCAACGGTGGGGGTTAGGGTTTCAACGCCGGTTGCGGTACCGCCGTCAGTGTCTACAGTTGAATAGGCCATATTACTTCTTCCTTACGGTGCCTTTGGCCTGTGCACGAAGAAGCAGGCCAGTACCCTTGTTGGACGCAGACGACTTGCCCTTGGGGGGCATCGCCCGAAGACTTGCAGGATTCCGAGGGCCGACCATAGGGGCAGCCGCAGGCGGAACCGTCTTGCTTTTGCTCTTTGCCATTACTCCTCCGGGAGTGGGGTGATGTTGTCGCCATAGCCGGCGGCAATCAGAATGTTCGCCTCATGCGCGGTAATCAGATGGTCCCGGCCACCCATGTAAACCACGTCATAGTCGTCAAGATCGTCCTGATACGGATAGGTCAACTCCTCAACAACCGAGCCCAGCACAGCCAGAGAAATACCCCGCGGTAGTCGGTAGCGGATAAACAGCCGGTCATCAGTCCACAAATTCTCGTCATAGGTGGGGTTGCGTAGCAGGAATCGGGGTTCCCGTGACACCTGACCTACTGCCGTAGCGGAGAGCTGGAGTATCGCCGCACCCGTGCCGGGCACTGTGATCCCAGATCGGGCCGTTGCGGTCAGCGACAGGTCGGCAGTGGCCGTGCCATGCACGCGCACTGTGCCCGCAGCGACGGCGGTCAGGGCGAGGTCGGCTTGTGCAGTGCCCGACACAAGGCTGGCCGAAGTGGCAGTTGCCGTCAACGTCAGATCAGCCGCAGCAGTGCCGTAGACGCGCCTGGACCCGGTTGCGGTAGCCGTCAGGGTGAGCTGTGCGTCTGCCTGGCCGTAGCGGGTGACGTGGCCGGTGCCGGTGGCGGTGAGGGTCAGGGACGCATCAGCGGTGCCGGTGGTCACTTCACCGAAGACGAAATCAGGATCGTCGTCAGTTACCACAGAAGTGCCGGAACGCGCTGTTTGATCTGCCCCGTTGCCGGTTTCATCTACAACATCATCGTTTACGGTGCTCTGATCCAGCCGCCACAAAGCATCTGGGCTGGCGTCTATCCACTGCTGCAAGTTGTCAGTCAGGCCCTCTAACGTGCCGTCAGACAGCTCCGATTTCCACGCACCAATGAGGGCCATACGCCCACTGAAGGTGGAGCTGTCGCCATACCAGCGCCCGATTTCCACATCGGTGAGGGTTACGCTGTCGTCGTCTGCACTGTCGCCATCGGTATGCGTCCACGTGTCCGTGTCGAACACATATTTGTGCCCACGCAACGTGCCCGTGGCACCCGGCTTTGTCCATGCAACTAGGCACCAGTCGTCCGCTACCTGCCAGTTGACCCCGGCAGAATACTCAATCCCACTGGAGTCCATACCCATGTTGTTGCCCGAATACCGGGCTACGGCACGGCGGGTGTCGTTGCTGGACCCGTCGAAAGCAAGTACCGGTAGATAGCTACTGTTGGCTGCAACCTTGGCGATTGCCGCAACGGTTACCCCAAGGGGGGCAGCGTTGATGCGGAACGCCACCGCCCCAGCGCCGTTGCTGGTAGACGACCAAGTGACCGTTGGTGTGGTGTCGCCCGAATGATCGTCCCAGGCGACAATGGTATGGCGGGCCTCGTCGGTTTCGTCAGCGGAGAACGCCACCCAACCTGACTCAAGAGTTGGCGGGCCGCCCGATTCTTCGACTCCAAAGGCCACGTAGATGGCATCGCCGGCACCAGAGGTGCCTGTTACGGATGCCGTTAGCTGGGTGCTACCCGTACCAACGCTGTTGGTGGAGACGTTCGTGATCGGGGTGCCCGCAACATCGGCGCCAGCCCACTCCTGCAGTGACCACGTGATCTCAGCCAGGGTTGCGGCGCCCGAGTAGGTGATCGTCACTGCACCACTGCTGGCGGTACCCGAGGTCTGGAAGACGTAGACGCGCCGACGCACCCGATAGCCAGCCGCGCCCTCGGTCGTGCCGTCATCGACCAGTGACCAGGTAAGCCCCAGGCCGGACACCGCCACGTCCTCTTCGTCGGGGAGGGGGCCGCCGGTCTTGGACACGATTACAGATAGCGTCAGAAGCCGGTCTGCTGCCGGGCTAACGCTTGCCGTAGCGGCGGGGCTGGACGTGGCTGAGCCACTAGTGAGGTGGTTAGGCGTGACGGTCCCAGGGTTGTCGCCCTGGATGCCTTGCAGGGTGCCAAGACCGAGTGTTATGAAGTCGTTGGCACCGTCGAAGTTGCGAACGGCCACTTAGGCGGCCAGGTTGTATGACACGTCAAGATCGCCGGTTGCGATCACGAAGTCGTCGCCGATGCCCACCTCGTTACTCGTAATGGTGCCCGAAAACCCGAAAGTGCCATCAGTTTCGGCGGTCCATACAGAGAAATTGGTGAAGTCTTCGGCTGCTGGCACGTCCGTCCATTCGAGATCCGCCGTGGTGGTGACAGCACCTCCGGATGCCGACCCCCAGGTGACCTCCAGACGGGTGTCTTCCGTGGCGACGTTGGCGGTGCCCGCGCTACCGGGGTCTCCGTCGTGGAGCTGAATCCAGTCGTACGTGCCCACCAGGGTGTCTAGTTGGCTGTTGGCAGCCGTTACCGAATGTCCTACTGCCATAGTTGTACTCCAAAGGGGGGAAGGGGAACCCCCGTGGTGGGGGTTCCCCTAGCTAGTAGGGCTTACAGGCTGGTGGTGTCGATCGACGTGGAGGTCTCAATCCGGACAATTGCCTCATCCCGGTATATGTTCCATCCAAGCAGCCCATACCACCCAATCGGGCGAAAACGCATGAGCTTGTCGACAACCGGGCCAATCCGGACACCGGGCTCGTCGGCGACAGCCTCAGCGAGGGCCTGCCGTCCAAACACGAGAGTGCGTTCCACGTGGGCCGAAGTGTCACCGTCGTCGTCCGAGAACGTACGCGGGGTTTCGATCCACATTATACCCTCGTACTCGCCGACCACACCACCCCAGATGTTGCCGGCCGCACTGTACTCATGAGGCGTACGCCAGGTGGCCTGGCTGGTACCGGTCTCAGAGCGCAGGTCGTACGACACGTCCGGGTTCATGTAGCCCACGTAGAGCGAGTCCACGCGAGGTAGCGCCGACTGGTTGCGCAGTACCGCAACGGCGGTACGCCCGGCAGACGACTCCATGATGTCAGTGGCCTCAACGGCGCCGGTGGTGCCAGAGTTGATGAGCACGTCGCCGTCGTTGATACGGACCACGTTGGTGCCACCGAGGGCGGTATCACGCACCAGGATGTCGAGCGAGTCGAGCATATTGAATGCGATGATGTCCGCGATGCCAGGGTCCACGTCAGACAGAGACAGAAGCCGCAGCTTACGGGTCACCAGTGCCGCGTTACCGTACTCGTTCAGAGTCACAGTAACGTTGCTGGTGCTCGGAATTGCTACCGCATCCGGGTCCACGGTCTCAGTGAGAGTGCTCGTGGCCGGGCTCAGATCATTGTAGAGGTTGAACACGACGCTAGTGCCAGGCATGGCCTGCTGCACCGGGCGCTTGTCAACCACCGCACGATACTGAGGCTGGCTCCGCAGAGCGAACTCTACAAAGCGATCGAATGCCTGTTGGGCAAGGTTGAGACCCAAACTTGCGCCAGAGGCAATATCAGTAAAAGCATCAGACATAGGTTACACCCCCTCCAAAAGGGGTAAGAAAATGCTGGAATCAGCCCGTACCAACACCCCCGCCGGCCTGCTCAATCATCTTGACAAGCTCCTCACGGGTCAGCTTCGGATCAGCCAACCTGGCCTGCAAATCTGCCTGCTTCGTCGGCGTACTACCAGCGCCACTGGCCTTGCCAATGCGGCTCATGGCCTGCTGCTGCGCCAGTGCCTCAGGGTCTGGCTCCGCGGACTCACCCTCTGGGGAAGGATCGCCCTCGGTCGTCACCACCGCAAACACATCCGCGTAGTCTGCAAGCCACTTTTCGATAGCCTCAACGGACGCATCCACATCGGCCGGAATCAGCTTCGCAACCTTCGCAGGGTCCTTAACCTTGTTGGCAAGAGCGTTGGCGATGTTGTTCTGCCGCAGCTCCTTCGTGGCCTTGGCGTGTTGGTCCTTCAGATCCTTGTTCTCCTTTTCCAGCTTCCGCAGACGATCACGAACCGGATTCGGTTTCTTCCCGTCAGGCTCGTTGCCGTCAAGGTCGTCATCGTCGTAGTCGGGCTGATTCCATTCGGACATTTGCTACACCCACCTTGAAAGAGAATGTTTGCGCACACCTACAACAACCCAGTGGGGTAGGGCTGTCGGCGTGTACGTCTCCCGGTCGAATACACCTCGTCCCATCTGCCGGTGGGGATGGGGAGGGAAGTTGCGGGCACTGGAGTCGAACCAGTTAACGCAGGATTATGAGTCCTGTGTGCGACCGACGCACCTGCCCGCAGTACTGGACTTGAGTCCGCCATAGTCCAGGCTCTAATTGCAGCATTCGGTAGCCGCCGAATACGGACCGCTGTGCCAGGCGTTATACGGGCTATTACCTGGTCTCGTGAGTCACCTCGGCTAAGGTGTCCCGTCTATGTTGCCCCCGCTGGCTGTGCCAGGCCCGCAGTGGTGCCACCTGCGCCCTGCCCAAACTGGGCTTCCTCAAGGCCGGCAAGCCGGCGTCTGCGCCTGCGAGCCTCCTCGTCGGCGAAGAAGACCTCCTCCTCTGCCTGGCGCTGGCCGTACTGCTGACCGTGGATGCCACCCAAGCGGCCAACGTCACGGCTGAGACGCGCCACCTGGCCGGCAGCAGCCCGGTACTGACCCGGGTCTACCAGATCAGAGATGGCAAGCTCCTCCGCCCTCTCGCGGCCCACAGACAGCCCTTGCGAGCTGGCAGCACCACCCAGCAGCCCGGCGCGGGAGATCTTCTCCAGCTCACGCAGGCCGCGATCTCGATCCAGGAAAAACGCCGCGATGTTGCCCTGTGTGATGCCGTAGAAGTCCTTGA